ACCAATACACCACAAAAGGACAAAACTCGCTTAAAAGTACTTTAAAATGCGAAATAAAGGGAAGTATGACGGGTATTAAGTAGTATAGATAAAGTAACCAACACTCCCCACAAACAATCTTTTCCAACTGCCAAGCAATTCAATAGGGTATAGTGTCAGCTTTTTCGCATACGTTTTCGACTTGTTATAGATTCAATACCCCAAACTAAGTATATTATTCTCCAACTGCCACACAAAGAAATAGTTTCTCCCTATATTATACTCAGTACAATATACTCAGTATAATATACTAAGTATAATACTATTTTTTTTTATTATATATAACTAAGTATAATATACTAAGTATTATACTATAGTAATACTGTAGAAAAATTTATTATCTTTGAGTTACAAAAATCCAGTAATGAATTACTTTTTATATGGGGAGAATAGAATTAGAAGTACCAGCATCTCTTGAGGCGATAACCCTTGGGCAATATCAACGTTATCTAAAAATATTAGATGACAACAAGGGAGATGAGTACAATGACTTTGTGAATAAGAAGCTCGTTGAGATATTCTGTAATGTTAATCTGAATGATGTGGAGTCAATCCCAGTTGTTGAGTTTGACAAGATACTAAATATCATCCGCAAGGCCTTTGAGGAGAAGTATTCGCTCCAGAGACATTTTGAAGTTGGAGGAGTTGAGATGGGTTTTATACCAAAGCTTGACGATATGAGTTTAGGGGAGTATGTTGATGTAGAAGCTACAATTTCAGATTGGCAAGAGATCCATAAAGCAATGGCGGTTCTATACCGACCAGTGAACTTTAAGAGTAAAGACAGGTACACCATAGCTCCCTATAAGCCGAATGATGAACTGAGGGAGTGGATGAAAGAAATGCCGTTAAGTGTTGTGATGGGAGTTATGGTTTTTTTTTACGATTTAGGGATCGAGTTATCGAAAGCTTCCCTTCATTATTTGGAGATGGAGATGAAGAAAGCCAAGACCTCTCGGCTCAGGGAAACTTTGGGAAAAAATGGGGTTGGTATCAGTCAATTTATGGACTCGCTAAAGGAGACCTCAGCAAGTTTGACAAAGTTACAGAAGAACCACTTTTTAAATGCTTAATGTATCTAACATTTGAAAAGGAGAAAAACGAATTAGAAGCAGCTATGATAAAAAAATCAATGAGGAGATGAAAGAATACTACAACCTGATCGACAATATCTACACTTACCTTTCTGGGAACAACAACATCAACACCGTTACCTATGGGGATATATTTGATGTGGATTTAGCAAAACAAACTATTTTCCCACTCGCCCACATAATCATAAACGATGTTACCTTTAGCGATCACTTTATGACATTCTCAATAAATGTAATTTGTATGGATGTGGTAGATGAAACAAAAGAAGATAAGCAACAGAGAAATTCTATTTATGGGAGCGATAATAAACAAGATATTCTAAATTCAATGTTGAGTGTGGTCAATGGATTACAAAGCTCACTTAGGCGTGGGGGTATGAATGATAACAACTACGAAATAAATGATTCTCCAACTGCCACTCAGTTTGAAGATAGATTTGAAAACTTGCTTGCTGGCTGGTCCCTTACTTTGAATGTGGAGATACCAAACAATGATATGGCCCTTATAAATGAGGATGGAACTTCTTGCTTGTCGTAATGGGATTACTGGAGAAATTCAAAAACACACAAACGTATCTTGAGAACTATTCTGAGAAGCTCAAGAAACTACTCAAGCTTGAAATAGAAAGATCAAGAACGAGAAACTATCAACCAACAGGAAGTGTAAATTCTCCAATCAATACAACTGGAAGCTTAGCTAATAGTTTGTCTTTGTTCTCAAAAATATCCTCTAATAAACTGACTTATGGAATAGAGGGTAATTCTTACGCCAATAAGCTGAACGAGGGCAAACCTCAAGGAACAATACCAGATGTAAGGGGTATTATTCAATGGATAAGAGACAAGAGAATAACTTTGGTAGATTACACCAACAACAACAAGCCAGTCTCTCTTGACGATATAAATAAAGTAGAAAGAATAGCGTACCATATTGCAAACAAGATAGCACTTAGAGGAACACCTGAAACTGCTGGGTTTATAGACAAAGCTATTGAGAATTCGATGGTGGACCTTAACAACCTCGGAGATCAAGTAGGAAAAGACGTTTCCCTAAACGTAGAGGACATTTTGCTAAAAGCAGGTTATATTAAAAAGGGAGAAAACTACGAATATAAATTTGAATCCTGATGCCAGACTATAGATTAAATTCAAGAAGCCCGTATTATATTGATGGAGAGGTTGAAATCACTGAGGTAACCCCTCCACCTCCAGTAGAAGAAAATACTCCCCCAACAGTTACGATCACCGCATCTAATGATACTCCTTATGTTGGAGAAACAATAACGCTAACTGCGGTAGCTACCGATTCAGATGGCACTGTTGTAAGTTATAGTTGGAATACATCAGAGACTACAACTTCTATAGATGTGGTGAGGAATAAAGAGCTCTGCCACGACTTTTACGTTGTAGTTACTGACGATGATGGAGACACTGCAACTGCTACTAAAAGAATATGCTGGCAAGAAGTCCCAGATATTATAACAAATCCAGAAACTACAGATGTGGCTTGTGGCGAAACTTTTGGCGAGGGATCCTTTACTGGGGAAATCGTTTATCGTATTACCGATGTAGGAGATAAGATAGGAGATATAGAATTATTTGTTATTGCTCCTCAAGCTGGATCATTTGATGTCCCAGTAAATTTTACATTAGAATGGAATGGGTTAACCGCTTCTACTGGTTACGTTGGTAGTTCAGACTTTGATAACCAATTATTGGGGAGTGGAGTTGAATCAGGAGATATATTTACTCTTAGCGAAACAACTAAGTCCTCTCCTACCTCTGTAAGCTTAACTAAGTCTGCTGCCACCCCTACAGAAGTCTTAATAAGGGCAACCACCCCATTAATAAATGACCAATTTCAACTTATAACAAGCTGTCCAGATGTAATTCCAGCAGTAACTACAAAATATTATACCCTTGAATCTACTTGTGATGTTGGTGATACTACCTTTACCTATACAGATGTAGATGGTGCTACTCAAACAGTTAATCTTGGGTTCGGAGAAACACAACTTGTTTCAGCTCAAGAGGGAAGTGTGTCTGTGCCAGTTTGCACTGGAGTTGTAACAGAAGGAGGGCAAAGTTTTGACAAAGGGACTCCAGCATTAACTTTTGATGACAAAACAGATATTGTAATATTGTTTGATGATTCTGGATCTATGGCTGAAACAGAGCAACCATTGCTTGATATGGCTAATGGTATATTGAAAGAAACATTATTGTCGTACTATCAAGGCAATGTTGCAGAGTATGAAAAAAGAGTAAATGTTTATAAGTATAAAGATTTTGCTCAAGAATTTATACAACCAGTTTTTCCAGACAAATCTGTATATTATTATGAAAGATTCTTGAAGCTTGCGAATTATGGCAAAATAAACGCTGACGCAAGCAGATCGATATATTTGATCTTTACAGATGAAGTTCAATATTCTGGTACTTCATCAGAATATTACAAATATCAAACAGACTTCTTGGATTCTTCTTTTGCTGCAATAAACCAATCAAGATCTGTTTATCTCTCTGAGCTTGCAGATTACAGAACTTTCTTAAATAGTGTGAGCTATGGAGAACATCTTATGAGGTTATTTGCTGTGCAAAAAGCAACAAGACCAGACGATCCAGTAACGGTATTTTTGCAAAATATATTTAGCGGAGAAGAATCATTCTATGGTGATAGAAGTTTGGCAGATAGGTCTGAAGCATCTATAGAAGAGGATGTATTGAGGAATGGAGTTTCGTATTCAGCAGATAAATATTATTATTACAACTACGTGGTCAAAGCGTTAAGAGATTACGGATTTAATATATAATTATGGCAACACTAAGCAGTTCAACGTTAAAACTATGGGTATATACAGGTCAGATAAATTCTTACGATCCAACTGACCCTAACTATACCATAACCAAAACTAAGTTGCCAGGTGATGATACTATTGTATTCGAGATAGCTGAATTAGCAAAAGACTTCATTCCAATTTACTTTGATGGAGACTATGGTACTTCTGTTCTTACTGCGTGGGCCACTTGGGAAATAGTATCTACATATAGTGATGGGAGCACCTCATCGAAATCAAATACAATACTTGCCTCCCACGGATATGGGTATTTTGAAGATGAGATAAATCCACAGCTTATTGACTCTCCACTTCAGCAATCTAATACTTGTATTTACTGGAAGCACGATGAGAAGATAAGAGTTCCACTATATAGGGATAGACAGTTTTATTCTATGGAGTTTTTTATAGATGATGAATCTGTAAGCTATCAGAGTTTTGGAAGTGTTATAGTTCCACTTACCGCTGATAACACCTATTTAAAAGCTGACAAAACCTTATTTACAGCCGATAGGACATCCACAATACAATTAGATTCAAGTGGATTTCAAACAAGCGGAATCTCTCCTCGTGTGGGAGTAAATAAGATAGTTCTTACCACAAGCAACAATGAAGAAATAGAACTTACTGTTAATTTAATTGAGGAGTGTAAAAACACCCCATACAAAGTTACGTTTATCAATAAGTTTGGAGCTTTGCAAGATATTTGGATGTTTGGTAGAAGGAAAGAGAGGGCAAACGCTACAAGAGAATCTTTTAAGGTGAATACTATAGAATCCCCCACAACTGGAGTGTATTATCCAACACACAAGGCTACTGACAAAATTCACAATGTTGGAGCTAAGAAATCATTAACTTTAAACACTGGTTTTGTTTGTGAGGATTACAATGAAGTAATACAACAATTATTATTATCAGAGCACGTTTGGATTCACGAAAACAATAAAGTATTCCCAGTAATTCCTAAAGATAATGTAGTAGAATACCAGACGAATCTATATGAGAAGTTACTAAATTACACAATTAATTTTGATTACGCTTACAGCGAGATAAACTTAGTTCGATAATGCAGAGAGTACAATTATACGTTGAAGACACGGATAGTAACCTTCAGCTTGTAGATTTGTTTCAAGATGAGTCTATACAAGTTACTTCTACTATTCAAGACATTAGAGATATTGGTAAGGTATTTACTGATTACTCCCAAACATTCAATGTTCCTGCTTCCGATACTAACAATAAGATATTCCGACATTTCTACAATTACTACATTACAAATGGTGCTTACGATTCGAGAAAGAAAAAGCGTGCGGAAATCCATATAAATTATATGCCATTCCGTAGGGGTAAGATATTTCTCAATGATGTTAAGATGAAGGGAAATAAAGCCTATTCTTATAATATTACTTTCTATGGGGAGACTGTTTCTCTCAAAGATTTAATAGGGGATGATGAGCTTACTGATTTATCTTATTTAACTAACTATAATCACTCTTATACTAATCTTCAAGTTCAATCTGGATTTGAGGCTGGTATAGACTTTGTAATAAATTCTAATTTGCAGGAAAAGGCAATTATATATCCTCTTATTACTTCAAAGAAAAGATTATTTTTCAACTCGGATATTGATTCAAATATAGAACTTAATAGTACTGGAAATCTTTATCACGACTCATCTAATCCTGACACCGAAAGGGGTCTCGAATTTACCGATCTCAAACCTGCAATTAGAACTATCCATATAATCGAAGCTATAGAAAGCCAGTATAATATAAACTTCACGAGAGACTTTTTTGACTCATCAGCATTTAGTAATTTATACCTTTGGCTTAATAACGTGAAGGGAAATTACAATGAAGAAAAAGATTTATTTATATATGATGTTGAAAGTAGCAACTATTCCGTTGATACATCTTATTCTCCTTACAGCTTAACAAATACTGATATATCAGAAATTACTTTTGAAAGTGATATTATGAGTATTACTAAGAGTAGTTCTTACGATTATCAAATAGGTATGAGGGCTGATTTCACTCCGAATTGGACAGGCGGTGCTTTTCAAACGATATTCATTGAATGCGATGCCTTAGGCAATACAATACAAGAATACGTAATACCTCATTTTCTAATAGGATACAATACTTTTTTAAGCTTTTATAGAGTTTTTGAATCTACAGATCCTTCGGGAACTAAACACTTTAAGTTTAGAATAAAGTCTAAGGACATACTTATACTAACTACTCCAAGGATATTTGGAATTAAATATAACACTGGTGTTTCAGGAGGACAGATTGAAGTTTATTCAGACACGAATGTAACTCCAGATGGAATAACAACATCCATAGACATAGATTTAAATAGAGATCTATTTATGCCTAAGATAAAGATCATTGACTTCCTTACTGGCATATTTAAGATGTTTAACCTTACGGCTTATTTTATAGACGATGTTTCAGATCCCAAGTTTGGGCAGATATATGTTGACACTTTAGATAATTATTATGGTGATGCTGTAAATAATAAATTAGGCGCCACAATAGATATAGATAAATATTTAGACACAACTGAACACGCTGTAGGGTCAATACTTCCCTTTACAGACATAGAATTTAAATATAAGGAAAATCAAGCATTATTGATGAGGCAACACGAAGAAGCTTTTAACGAAGTTTTTGGTGATGCTGAATTTAATGTTAGGAGAAACTTCCCAAATGAAATTGACAGAGGAACTAAATATGAAATAAAAATACCTTTTGTCCATTTAAAATACGAAAGACTAATAAATGGCAGTCTTGAGTCTCAAGATTTTAGTAGTGGAGCAGGTGATATTACTGGTCAAACATCACTTCAGTGGGGTTATTCTGCTGGAGGTGAATTTAATCCTGACACTTCAGTTACTCCGCCTAATGGTGATTATGACTCTTTGAATATTAATCCATTGTTGTTTTATGGTATATTAGAAGAAAATTTACCTTCTGATGATAGAATAAACTGGATCTACGAGGGTGATACACCAGTAGCTATAAATAGTTATTGGAGACCATCCAATTCAAATGAAGCTGGTAGTACAACAGTTGCTCCTGAATTTACATTAAACTTCGATCAAGAATTTGATGAGTGGAATGGGGTTGATTACTCATTAGTAGATAATCAAGAAAGCGCATCTTTATATAATAAGTTTTACAAGAATTATGTTGAAGGTGTTTTTAATGTTGCGAAACGAGTTTTTAAAGTAACTGCTTATTTGCCTCCTAATATACTTGTAAATTATAAATTAAACAATCAGATAAAGATACAAGACCAGATGTTTCGGATTAATTCTATAACAACCGAACTTACAACAGGCAAATCAGAATTAGAACTATTGAATATATTTAGCCAAGATATAGTAGAATGATAAAGCAAATATTAGAGTTACTGGCAATAGATAATTGGTACGGAGTATCAGAGAATATAGATATTGCGAAAGGTAAGTATAGAGCTTGCGGTAATATGGTGGATGTCAAGGAACAATTAAAGAGAGCAAGATATGGCAGCGGAAAATAAAAAGATAATAGTATCTATAGAGGTCAAGGGAACAGGTGCTGAAGCTGTATCTAAATCTACGCAGAAAGCCACCCAAGACCTAAGTAAACTAACTGAAGCTGAGATTAAACAAAGAATTGAAGCGGAGAAACTAAAAATAACAAATGCAGCCGTAGCCGCATCATTTAAAGAACAAGCCGCATCTCAATTAGCTGCTGCGAATTCAGGCAAACCATTTAGAGCACAAGCTGGTCTTAACAACGCCATATTGCTTGAAACCTCTCGATTAGCTTCTGATGCTGGTTATGGATTTACAGCTATTGCAAACAACCTTTCTCAAGTAATAAGTTTATTTTTTAGTTTTAGTAAAACTGCTGGAGGAGTTGTAAATTCATTAAGGCAATTAGGAAGAAGTTTGCTTGGCAGTGGAGGTATCTTGATTGCAATTCAATTACTTATTGCTTTTGGTGATGATATATACAACTTCTTCTTTGGAGCTTCAAAGGCTGCCGATGAATTTAAAAAGAAAATAGATGAATTAACAAAATCTATTTCTAATCAAATAGGATTGTTTGATAGACTTGTAACTGGTCTTGTTAAATTTTCTACATCTGGAAACGCATTAAAAGATACTGTTTCATTATTATCAAATAGATTTTCTAAGTTTGAGAATGGAATGAAAAGACTAAAAGAACAAGGGCTTGATCAAAATGATGATGCTGTAAAAAATTTAGTTAATTCTTTTGGTAGATTATTAAATGTAGAAAAAGAACTTATAATAGCTGACGAAAAATACAAAAAAAGCTTAACAGAACAAGGTAAGGAAACAAAAGAATCCATAAAACAAAGAGGAATATTTAATCAACTCTTAAGGGAATTAATAGAACTTGAGAAATTATTTGAATTAGAAACTAAAAAAGGCACTAAATCTACTCAAAGGAGAAATAAGGCTTTTAGAGAGGGTGATTTAGATTTTGAACAAGAAAGACAAAAATCAAGAGAAAGGGTACTTAGGGATCTAACAAAAAGTGAAGAGTCTCAAACCATAATTCAATTCCAGGGAATTAGAGATAGGGCAAGGATAAAAACTCAAGAATTTAAAGATGACCAAAAAAGAAGACTTGATGCCTTTTTAAAGACAATAGAAAATGACAAAAACTATGAGGAACAAAAAAAGGAGGCAACTGAAAGTTTTAATAAGTCTATAAGAGAAGCTGAAGAAGAATTACTTTCTTACATTTTACAAATTAATAAAGAACAAGCAGTTGCTCTACAAAATCTGACAATAGAACAGTCTCGTCAATTATTAGACTTTTATAGAAAGAGGGATCAAGATTTAGCTGTATTATCCCAAAAAAGGGATGACCAAGAAATATTAAATGAAGGTATAAAAGCTGGAAATCTTCTGGAGTTAAGGCAAAATCAGTTAGAATCTGATAGGCTGTTTATACAGCAAAGATTAGATAGCGAAAACTTATCTTTCAAGGAGAGAGTTAGACTACAACAAGACTTAAGTAAAGTTGAAGACGAACAGGCTACAATAAGAATAAGAATAGCTGAGGCAGAGGCTCAAGGAAAAAGAGAATTATTGAATCAAGTAGGAAATGCTTTAAATGCCTTTTCTGATTTAGCTGGTAGAGAGACTGAAACAGGTAGAGCTTTAGCGATAACCTCTACTCTTATATCGACATACTCCGCAGCTCAAAAAGCTTTTGAATCTCAATTCCTTCCTATACCAACATCCTCAAGTCCAATAAGAGGAGCTTTAGCAGCAGCGGCAGCGGTTGCAAGTGGGTTAGCAAATGTTAGAGCTATAGAATCTGGAGGAAGAACAAGGCCATCTACCGCTAAATCTCAAGTAACTGTAGAAGCACCAGACTTTAATGTGGTTGGAGCTTCTCCAGAAAGCCAGTTAGCACAGTCTGTAGCTGAACAACAAACTAAACCTATAAAAGCCTTTGTAGTGGGTAAAGACGTAACTACTCAACAAGAATTAGATCGCAATATTAGAACAACTGCTGGATTAGGCGGTTAATTTAAAAGATATGAGAATTATAGAATTACTTATTGATGAGGATGAATTGTTATCAGGTATCGAAGCTATCTCTATAGTTGACCGACCAGCAATTCAAGAGCACTTCGTTGCGTTAAACGAGCATCAAAGACATCAACTTGCTGAAGTTGACAAAGAAAAAAGAATATTAATGGGAGCTGCCTTAGTTCCAAATAAACACATCTATAGAGCCGATGGTGATGAGGAGTACTATATTTACTTCTCAGAAGATACTGTTAGAAAAGCCTCCGAATTATTCTTAATGAGGGGGAATCAAAACAAATCTACTCTTGAACATCAAGCTGAACTCCACGGCCTATCAGTTGTAGAATCTTGGATAGTGGAAGATGAGGTCCACGACAAGAGCGTAAAATATGGAATGGAACTTCCAGTAGGGACTTGGATGGTTTCAATGAAAGTAAACAATGAAGATGTTTGGGAAAATTATGTTAAGACTGGTTTGGTCAAAGGTTTCTCTATTGAGGGATATTTTACTGATAAGGTTAATATGGCAGAGGTCCAAAGTATTGATGAGAGTGAGGCGAATGAAATACTTTTAGAAGTTCAGGATTATCTTGAAGAAAAGATGTTAAAGCTTAAAACTTATAGCGATTATCCTGAAGGAGTGGTAAGCAATGCAAAAAAGGTTCTTGAATGGGTAGATAAAAATGGATGGGGTTCTTGTGGGACTGCTGTTGGGAAACGCAGAGCCTCCCAATTAGCCTCCAAATCCAATCTAACGGTCTCAACGATAAAAAGGATGTATAGCTTCCTATCTCGCCACGCAAAGGATTTAGAAGTCTCTAAAAGCTATTCTGATGGATGCGGTAAATTGATGTATGATGCCTGGGGAGGAAAAGCTGCTCTACGATGGAGTAGAAGTAAACTAAAAGAATTAGGAGAAATAGATTTAGCAGAGGTTGATGAGAAGGGAAATGTAAAGTCCAGTCCTAAGGCCCCTAAGTCTGATACTCCAAATCCATCTCCAAAAGGAGAAGGTACGGCTAAAGGAGACGCATCTGGTAAAAGAGGTGCTAAGGTTTCCGAGAAAGATAAAGCCACTCTAAAAAAGAAAGCAGATGATTTCAATAAAAAATATAAAGATAAATTGGGTTACGGTGTCAGTAGTAGTGTTCTCGCTTCTGTTTATCAACGTGGCTTGGGAGCTTTTAATACAAGTCATAGCCCTAAAGTTAGATCGGCTTCTCAGTGGGGTTTTGCGAGGGTTAATGCCTTTTTATACTTAGTAAGAAACGGCAGGCCTCAGAATCCAAAGTACACTACCGATTACGATTTGCTCCCAGAAAAACATCCTAAATCAAATAAAAAATAATGGCAGCAAGAAACACATCCTACAGAGTCCACGTTCAACATACAGATTCTACTGAAGTAAATTCAGTAAACATTGAAAACGGAGCAATGCTCCATACTGAGGATGCTCTGTATATGGGTCATAATGGTAGTAACGTAATAGTATACCCCCAAACCCTTGGAGCTTCTGTTGGACTTGGTTGGGCAAGATACGATGATGGACAATACACTTCTTCAAGCAAGTTAGCTCTTGCGGATGGAGTAGAAGTTTCGTTAACAAACAATGGAGCGTCTATCTACAGAAGCCATTCTTCGATTGATCTCTACAATACATCTACCAACAAGGTCCTCGGAATAAACGAGAACGATGTGTATATGATGACTGTGGTTTTTAAAGTATCTGCTCCCAATGCAAATCAAACTCATATAGATCTAAGATTTGTAGGGTCTGGAGAAATAGAAAGACTCCATAAAACAATGGGATTTTATAAGGGTAACGATGCAGAACAGAACTTCCACGAGGTATTTCAATACTATACAGACGCTACGTTTGTTAGTGATGGAGTCGATCTTAGGATAATGGCTGATGGTGGATCTGCTGTTGTTTGGGACATCATATTTTTTATACAACGTACTCAAAACGCTGGATTATAATGAAAAAACCAATAAGAAGAAAGAAAAACGCAACCGTATCAAGGACCTCCCCCACAAGTAGTAAAAGAGGATGTCTTTGTCCTGATGGAAGGACTTATTCAAGAGACTGCTGTGATGGCAGTTTAGAGGCTCAAGGCATAGGTAGAGTATAAAAATCTAACACCTATTATTTTACAAGTTATTTTAACAAATTATAATTATTATGAGTTCAACAACAATTTTGAATGAGATTTTACAAAAGTTGTCTGTGTTGACCAAAGAAGACGAACTCGCTCAAGAACTATCCGAACAAGAAGTTCAAGAGGAGGTCGTTGAATCTGTAAACGAGGCAACTGAGGAAGTTGAAGAAGAAACTACTGAATTATCAGGAGAAGCTACCGAAGAAGTAGAGGCTGCTGAAGAAGTAGAACCTCAAGAGGAAGAAGAACTTGCCGAAGGGTATGTTTCTGAAGCAAAATATCTTGAGGATATGTCTAAGCTTAAAGCTGAGATTGACGCAATCAAAAAAATGATTGATGAGGAAATGGGCTATATGAAGAAAGAAAAAGAAGCTCTATCTGAGCAAGTAAAGGAACTTTCTAAAGAACCAGCCGCTGAAGCAATTAAACACAATCCAGAAGCTGAGGAGAAAAAGAAATTTAACTTCGCTTATGGACAAAACAAACCCCAGAACACTTTTGATCGTGTGATGGCAAGAATTAGTAACAAACAATAATTAAATTTAAACAAAAATGGCTACAACTTTTGACAACAGTACTGCATCCTACGCTGGGGAATTTGCTGGTCAGTATATCGCTGCTGCTCTCCTTGAAGGTGCTACTATCGCCAATGGCGGTATTACAGTAAAACCAAACGTGAAGTTCAAAGAAGTCATCAAGAAAGTATCTTCCAACGATATTGTTAAGGATGCTACTTGTGATTTCGATCCTACTTCTACTTTGACTCTTACTGAGAGAATTCTTACTCCTGAAGAACAACAAGTTAACTTGCAACTATGTAAGAAAGATTTTAGAGATGACTGGGAAGCTATCCAAATGGGATATTCTGCTTTTGACAATCTTCCTCCTTCTTTTAGCGATTTCTTAATCGGCCACGTTGCTGCTAAAGTTGCACAAAGAACTGAGCAATCTATCTGGACTGGAGATACTACCGCAGCAGGTGGTGGACAATTCGATGGTCTATCTACTTTGATTTCTACTGACGCTGATCTACCTTCAGGCCAAGAAGTACTTGGTACTTCTGTTAATGCTGGAAACGTAATTACTGAGCTCGGTTCTATCGTAGATGCTATTCCTTCTTCTCTTTACGGAAGTGAGGATCTTTACTTGTACGTTTCTCAAAACATCGCAAGAGCTTATGTTAGAGCTTTAGGTGGATTCGGAACTTCTGGTCTTGGTGCTAATGGTGTTAACGCTGCTGGAACTCAATGGTGGAACAACGGATCTCTATCTTTTGATGGAGTTAAAATCTTTGTTGCCAACGGTCTTGCTGACAACACTGCTATGGCTGCTGAAAAATCAAACTTGTTCTTCGGTACTGGTCTATTGTCTGACCACAACGAAGTTAAAGTTATTGATATGGCTGACCTTGACGGTTCTCAGAACGTAAGAGTTGTAATGAGATTTACCGCTGGTGTACAGTATGGTATTGTTGATGATATCGTAACTTACGGTATTGCAAACTCTGCCAACTAATAATAATTTAAATAATCAAAAAGGGTGGGTCGGTTCATAGCCTACCTGCCCTTTTTTAATACTAAAAACTATGGCTTGTGATTTAACTGGTGGAAGATTAAAACCTTGTAAAGATGCTGTAGGTGGTATCAGAAAGATTCACTTTGTTGACTTCGGAGACTTGGGAACCGTAACTTTAGGTTCAAGTGATGAAGTAACTGATATGGATGGAACTTTCTCTTACCATACTTACGATGTCAAAGGCAATTCTTCCTTAGAGACAAATATTCAGACTTCCTTGGAGAATGGAACTACCTTCTTCGAGCAAGTACTAAACGTAACGCTACACAAACTTACTAAAGAGGACAACAAAGAGCTTAAACTTATGGCTTATGGAAGACCTCACGTTTTTGTAGAAACATTTGATGGCAATTTATTGTTGGTTGGTAGAGAACACGGAGCTGAAGTAACTGGCGGTACTGCTGTTACTGGAACTGCAATGGGTGATCTTCAAGGATACACTCTTACTCTTACTGCTAACGAGATAACTATGCCTAACTTTGTTGATGGAGCTACTTCAGCCGATCCTTTTGCTGGTATGGCTTCTGCTACTGATAGTCAATCTACTCAGCGTGCTGTGTAATTAGATTAATAGTTTATCAATTCAAAAGGGGGGTGTTTTACTCCCCTTTTTTTGTATCTTAGCAAAAACAATTCAATAGGGTATTAGTTATTTTATTATATGGAAATATTACCAACATCAGGAGACCAAATACTGAAGATAATCCCTCGTGAAGATGCGGATGCTCCAGTTATAAAGTTAACTAATAAGGACACAAGGAATACAGTAACCGTAACTCCAGCCAAGACAACTGAACAAGATTATATGGTGTTAAATGGAACTTTCTCTCTTACTGAAGATACTATCTATAGATACGTTGTAGAGAAGTCCTCAGAAGACACCACAGAAATATACAGAGGCCTTATATACGCCACTGACCAAACAGATTTAGAAAAATACTATGTGAATCAGGATCAGTACACCGAGGAGGATAGTTTCGATAACGAATTTATTATAATATAATGTCAAGGAGAAAATCACCAAATAGAATAAATCCTGTGAAGCCAAAGGACTCAATCCACGTTGTTAATTTATCAAGTTACACGGCTCCCCAAGTTGTAGAATCAAAAAGATACGATTGGGTAGAGTATGGAGATGATAATCAATATTTTCAATATCTTATAGATAGATACAACGGATCTCCAACAAATAATGCTGCTGTCAATGGGATAGCCGAAATGATTTATGGGAGAGGATTAGATGCTACCGACAGCGAGTCTAAACCAGAAGACTACAGTAAAATGAAGGAGCTATTCTCCAAAGACTGTATGAAGAAGGTTTGTTATGACTATAAAATGATGGGTCAGGCAGCACTCCAAATAATCTATTCTAAGGACCGATCTGCTATCGTACAAGTCGAACATATGCCTATTGAAACGTTAAGGGCTGAGAAGGCTTCTGATGGCGAAATAAAGGCATATTATTACAGTAGTGATTGGTCCAAAGTACAAAAGAACGATAAGCCTAAAAGAATATCGGCTTTTGGTATGAGCAAGGATGGGATTGAGATATTATATATCCGACCCTATAGAGCTGGGTTTTATTATTATTCCCCAGTGGATTATCAAGGTGGCTTGCAATACTCTGAATTGGAGGAAGAAATTGCCAACTACCATATTAATAATATACAGAATGGCTTACAGCCTTCTATGTTGATTAACTTTAATAACGGAACTCCTGATAAAGAACAAAGAGACGCCATTGAAAGAGCGATTTATGATAAGTTTAGCGGTACGAGTAATGCAGGTAAATTTATTCTTGCATTCAACGACAGTAAGGAACTTGCTGCAACTATTGACCCTGTAACCGTACCAGATGCCCATCAGCAATATCAATTCCTTTCTGATGAGAGTATGAAGAAGATTATGGTGTCCCATCGTATTATTTCTCCAATGTTAGTTGGAATAAAAGACAATAGTGGTCTTGGTAACAACGCAGATGAGCTTATGACAGCTTCGCTCCTTATGGACAATACTGTTATTAGACCAATGCAAGTTACTATTATAGATAGTCTTGAGAGAATATTAGAATACAACGGAATTGAACTTGACATCTACTTTAAGACTCTACAACCTCTTGAATTTACTGATTTGACAAATGCGATTAGTGATAGTGAGATTGAGAAAGAAACTGGAGTGAAGAAAGATGTAGAAGAAACTATAGATGAACAAATAGAAGATATTGAATAATGGCAACACCCCTTTTTATAAAGAGATCGGACCTCGTAAAGAATACAGCATTAAGCGGAAATGTTGATCCTGATAAGTTTTTGCAGTTTGTAAAGCTTGCTCAAGAAATCCACATCCAGAACTTTTTGGGGACTGACCTATACGATAAAATCAGTAGTGATATATTAGCCGATTCTTTGACTGGTGATTATCTTGCTTTGGTGAATGATTATGTACAGCCGATGCTTATCCATTATGCAATGTCTGAGTATTTACCTTTCGCATCTTATACAATAGCTAATGGGGGAGTATTCAAATATAATAGTGAGAATGCCACCCAGCCTCAAAAGGAGGAGATAGATATTTTGATTACCAAAGAGAGGGATTATGCTGAATACTATACTAATAGGTTTATAGATTATATGAGTTTCAATGCGAGTTCTAAGTTTCCAGAGTATTACAGTAATAACAATGAGGATATATATCCAGATAAAGAAAATTACTATCAAGGATGGGTTTTATAAAGAAACAGTATAAACCAAAGAAAGAAAACGAAATTAAGCTTAGTAGTTACTTAAAAAAGAAAGATGGCAAACTCAATAAATTGGGGAAAGACGTACTGCGAAATCCACGATAACAGTGGGTGGGGAGATGAGGAATGGACAACGTATTATATTCCAGATATTTCAGCTCCTACTTGCTGGTCAGTCGTTCCAGTTACTCCCTTTACAGCCGATTTGATAAGCTATTTTGGTGGAAATATAACAGCAGATAATACAGTCTTTAAAGCAGATAAAACACAATTATAAAGAATAGAATATGGCAACATCAAGTTTAACTCAACCAACAAGTGCTTCTACTGGGAATATCCCATACGTTGGTACTACCGCTAATGATAATACTGGTAGTCCGTTAAGAGATGCGTTTAGCAGAATCAACAGCAGACTTATTGAAATATACGGATCTCAGGATGGTTCTAATGTGGTTCAAACTCCATTTGTTGATGGAGATAATATTAAAAATGATACTATAGATTCCAAACATTACGCTGCTGGTTCTATTGATGAGGAACACCTAAATATTACAAATTCTCCAAGTGCGAATCAAGTACTTCAATGGGATGGTGGAACTGGTTTTACTTGGGTAAATCAATACGATGGGGATATTACTTCTGTTGTTGCTGGATTAGGTCTTACTGGTGGAGCAACTGAAGATGATGCTACCTTAAACGTTGGAGCTGGTACTGGTATTACTGTAAATGCCAACGATGTTCAGATTTCTGATAACGGAGTAGATCACCAACAATTATCTGCAAGTTATACTGAATTATCTGCTTTAGGAACAGGAAGCTCATTTGCATTGAACTTTGACAGTGCTTGTACTTTTACAGCAACTATGGATGCTAACGCTACATTTACTTTGTCAAATGCTCAGCAAGGTCAAGTTATAGATCTAATATTAAGTGGTAACTTTACAGTTACTTTTGCTGAAACAGGTTCAACCTTCAATAAAGTTGGTTCAACAAGTTACGATGGATCTACCACCAACATTATACAAATTATTTGTACTGATGATTCATCAGGAAGTAAAATATATCACTACGCAGTAGGAACGTACGCATCTTCAATAACCGCATAATTATGAAAGCAAGAGTAGAAAACGGAAATATCAAACTATACAAAACCCTGCCAAGCGAATACAAGAAAGCTGATGGTAGCGTAATCCTAAACTTTAGGAAAGCTTCAACTGATGTGTTGGAGGCCGAAGGATTTTACGATGTGGTTAAGCCAAGCTACGACTCCCAAATTCAAACAAAGGGAGGATTGTATTTTGATGAAGCATCCAGTATAGTTACATACGCAGTTACCGATATAGATTTCAATCAGGATATAGCTATCTTGGACGATAATGGTGATCCAACTGGAGAGACTGAAAAGCGTTATAAGATTGCTGATATAAAAGCTCAGAAGTTAGCTGAAATCAAGTCCAAAGCAGGGGAGCTATTAAAACCTACTGATTGGCAAGTTATCAGAAAGATGGAAAGAAACATTGATATAGACTTGGATGTAGCGACAGAAAGAGCAGATATACTTGCTGAAGCCAATAGGTTAGAAGCTGAGGTTAACGCTAAGAAGTCCTACAAGACAGTATTACAATATCAAGTTAGATTTTTTCCACCATCTGAAGAACAAGTGATATGAGTTTCAATAAAAGATTTTTCCCAGTAGGGGGGATAGTTGCATCTTCAGAAGCAGCCTGTCTAACCGATACAACTGACATCTTTGGCGATTCAAGTGGTGTTGCTTTATATTCTTTGGATTACGATGGAAGTGATGCAAGTGGTAATTACGATGGCACACCTACAAACGTTGAGTTCGGAGTAGGCGGTCAAATAAACTATGGTGCAAGGTTTAACGGTAGTAGTAGTTATATTGATACAGGTATTGGAGGTTCAGTATTAGGGGAGTTATTTTCTGTATCTTTTTGGTTTAAAACCTCAACCACAGGCACATTTCAAACTATTTTTGATAACGGAGGTAACACTTCGGCATCAACAGGTTTTGCAATTACTATTCCAACTGATAATATTTTAAAAGCAAATTTTACTAATAGCGGCGGCGGTGGTGGAATTGACGTTTTTACTTTATCCACCAATACAACAGTTACAGATGGTAATTGGCATCATTGCGTAATAACATATAATGATGAATCGGTAAAAATATATCTTGATAATGGTACACCTATTACAGGAACAAATACAGAGCCATTTACACAAGCAGCTAATAATTTAAGAATCGGTGCTTATTATGCGGATGGAAATTTGCTTGAATTTAATGGAAGTTTAGACCAAGTAAGAATATTCGATAAAGCGTTATCTTCAAGCGAAGTATCTACTCTATACGCAGAAACCGCTTGTGTATATGAGTGTACTACTGATACAGTAGATTTCGCTACAACCAATTTAGCTTATTACAAATTGGACAATTCAGCAGAGGATGAAACAGGAACCTATGATGGGGCAGCTACAAATGTAAATTATGCCTTTGGTCGATTTGGTCAAGCTGCGGTGTTTAATGGGAGTAGTAGCGTGATATTGGTTGAGGATTCTTCGGCTAATGCCTTTGGGTTTGCTAACCATACAGGGACAGCGAGTGCTTGGGTGAATATAAATAGTTTTTCTGCAGAAAACAATATACTTGCAAAAAGAGATATTGGTAATCCAGGCAATAGGCATTGGATGTTACGTGTTGATACGTCAAATAATATTAATTTTTATATTTATAATACTGATACTAATCAGCAAGCAGTTATATCAAGTACAGTTCTTAATGCAAACCAATGGTATCATATTGCAGTTACATTGACAACTTCTGATGTTAAAATCTATATAAATGGCGTTGAGGATACGACTGCAAGTTCTACTTATTCTACAATTCAGAATGATGGTGCTGATTTACAAATTGGCAGAAGGGGTACAAATACAAGCCACAATTATTTTGACGGCAAAATAGACCAAGTACGCATCTTTTCAACTGCCCTTACATCAGACCAAGTAACACAACTTTACGAGGAAAAACAATGTTTTGATACTGTAACAGAACCAACAGGAAATTTAAGATTTGATGAGTTTTGGGCAGGATATGACGATGGTCAAACTAATAGAGCAGAATTTAAGTTAAGTGGTAAAGGTGTAGATTTCAATACCTATTCCGAAGGACACGCAGTATTAAATCAAAACCCTCAAACAAGTGGTAAATACTATTTAGAAATAAAATTGGTTGGTACAAGTGGACACGATTTATTCGGTGTATTCAATAGGAGTACAAATACTGACTATGACGTTTCACCATACGCTCAAAAGAACCCAATAGACGCAAATTATGGGGCTTTTTTATATGCGAGGGGTAGTGGTGTTTATATAGGTAATGTTTCACAAAGTGGATTTACAAATCTTTCCCTTACTGATGGAGATATTGTTTGTATGGCTGTTAATGTAGATGAGAAAAGAATATGGTGGGGCAGAAGGGATGGTTTAAGCGATTCAAGCGTTACTTGGAATAGCGGAAATCCAAATGGAGGATATGGTGGTTTAGAAGTTAGTTTTGTACCATCTGATGTAATTGTTGCACATACCTCTGAAACCCTTTCTCGATTTAGCGAATTTGAGGTTTTAGACCACGCTGATATGTTGGAGCCACCTTTTAACTTTTCATATTTAGATGGTGCGTTTACAGCATCACTAACAGAAAATGAAGCTAATTTCTAATGAATGTTATATTTTCAAAAATAGAGTGAAATGAAAATAAGATGGAAGATTTGAAAATATTTGGAATATACGGATTGAATATAGGTGCATTGGCATTTAGTTTTAGCGAGATTAATCCTGCTATACAATTCTTGGTGCTTTTAGCTACTTTAACTTTTACTGTAATTCAAATAATTAAAGCCCTTAAAAAGTAATGCCACAAATCGACATCGATGGAGATGGAAAAGCAGACCTACAAATAGACGTTAAAACGCTTGTAGGAATCGCTATGGGGTTGTTTTCTATCGCTGGTGTGTATTTTACTTTAATGTCGCAAATACAAGCCTTAGAAGTATCGGTAATGCGTATGGAAGCCGAGTTAAAAATGAATAGTGAATTCAGGATTAAATGGCCAAGAGGCGAGATGGGAAACTTACCTGATGATGCAGAGCAAAATCTAA